AAGGGTTGGACGAAACTTGAGGAAAGAATCCCTGATAAGGCTAACGCCGAATCGGGAATCGGTCCGCGGTGCAGAGAGTTACTGTCAGGCTTCAGTAAAGCAGATTCCGTCCTTTTGCGGGGACGGTTTCTGAAACACTGGAGCTGGGCTCTTCAAGATCCGACAATCATCCACCCTTCCGTGTGTTGGTTCATGCCAGAGGCCTATGGAGGCCTTGGTATCCCATATATGGAGGGTGATGTGGTCCCAGAGAGGCGGCTACGGGATGCCCGCCTTCTCCGTGCGATGTACCAATTCCCAGCGCTTTCGAGTTCCCTAGGGCTGGAGCCCTTCCAGTTGTTCGACTTGACGAAGAGTACTATCTTCGGTAAGACTGCTCTCAATAAGGCCAGAAGCCATGTTGAGGGTCATCTTTTCCGTGAAGTGAAACTTCGTCTGTCGCGTGTTCCTTTTAACGACTGGGATCCGGTGAGTGAAGAGATTAAGGATCTCCACCTCTTCAAATTACCGGAACTGTTGGGACTGCGAGATGACAAGCCAAAATATGAACGATTCTCCTTTAATCGTCTTCAGAAGGCCCTCTCCGTGCTTGCACAGGGAGAGACTTCCGAATTCATTAGGAGACACGTCGTTCACTTTGAGGCAATGCAAGTCAGTGATTTTTGGAACCAACCCTATGTCGTTGCCGACACAGAGATCGAATCCAAGGTGCACTTCGGAATGTTTGACTCCGAAGTCCGTCTTTTCGGTCCCAACGGCTTAAGGGCTTCACTGAAGCAAATCGCTCATGTCACTCGCTTGAACTTAGTTCAAGAAGCGCTGGTCGAGAAAGGTGCAGGTCTCAATTACCTTTCCCGAAATCCCCTCTTTCATCGAGTAGCTAGCTCAGCTGCTCAATTAGGGAGGGGTGAAGGTCCGATAGCTTTCTGTCCTGTGACTGGTCAGGACGTTAGCAAGCAATCAATCGGACAAAGCTTCATACTAGAAGCTTTTGAACAGTCAGAGCCCGTCGAGTAGTTCTACATGTAGATCTGAGGAGGGGGCGGTCTATTGCCAGTATCCAAATAAAGGTAATGACCCCTATATGAAAACAAATGGCTTCCTCAGTAATTTCTCTATGTATCAATATCATGGAGGTGATCCACGACATGTTCGACGGACAGGCATTGTACTAGACCCGGATGTCTGTGCCAGCTGCTCACTCTGAGCGGTTTGGCGAGGGTTCATGCTAATAAAA